ATTATTCCGTTTTTGCCGTTTGGTTTGACATTGAAAGATGAAAGAATTAAATTAGCAAAGATTGTTGATCCTCGTACTAGGATATTTGCATGTGGAAATGTAATCCATTTTTTGATAATGAGAACATATTTTTATACTATGTTAATGCAGTTTTATCATGCTAATGGGCATGATTCTTTTTGTTTTCCATCATTGGATAGACATTCATATGATTGGCATAGATTAGCTATGCAATTGACTGAAGTTGGGATGGAAGGTTTTGATTTTGATTTTTCACATTATGATAGATCATTAAAACATGTAATATTATACTTTTCAACAAAGATTTTGATGAAGGGAATGATATTACCTCCAGTTGAGGAAGCTGCGTTAATAGAGATTTTATGTTCTCCAGTTATGATTTGGGGAAGTTCAGTGATGCGATCATGTGGAGTTTTGATGTCAGGAGGCTTATTGACATATTTGATTAATTGTGTTGCTAATGAATTAATTCATAGAGCAGCTTGGAAAGGAGTTATGATGCAGGAGTGCCCAAATTTAGTAGAGTATAGATATTATAAATCTTATACAAGGGCAGCTCGGGGAGGTGATGATACTGTAACCTTAATTGATGATAGAATTAAAGAGTATTATAATGGACAGACGGTAGCGAAGTATCTTAATGAGAGAGGTATGAAGGTTACTTCGGCGAATAAGGCAATGGAGATTCCGAAAACTACAATTTTTTTTTGAATTGAGTTTTTTGAAGAACACCACACGGATAGACAGAGGCGTATTTTTACCAGTTACTGAACTGAAGTCATTAGAGGAATCCACTTATTGGGTTCGATTGAATAAACATAATAATGATATTGTAAAGGCCACGCAGGACAATGCTATTTGTTCAATGCGAGGTATGTTTTTTCATGGCGAGAGAGTTTTAAATGATTTTAGAGAGGCAGCTTTAAAGAGAGAACCTAGGTTAGTTTTACCAACGTATGCAGATTTATCTGCAATTTGGAGATCTTATTTAGAGTTTCCAGGATCTCATGCAGATTTTGCATCGAGAGAATTGCAAGTAGATCCTTTTTCAGCAATGCGGCCAGTTTTAATAACTGATATCGCAAAGTTAGATAGGATCATAAGTGATAAGATGATTGTAGTAGAGACAATAGCAGAGGCGAGAGCGTTAGATAAGGTAGTTTTAGAAACAGTGGATGTGATTAATGGGAATCCAACAGATCCCATTAGTTCCGTAGATTCCACGGTTATAGCGAATGAAGAGGAGTCAATGGGAAAAGGAGAGAAGACCACGGTAGGTACAACTATCCAGGATTCTGCTTCTAGGAAGGTTTTGGCTTTGGCCACAGGTAATAATGTTATTCAATCAAAGAATTTAAGAGCTGAGCAATATTGTAATGATGTTTCTTGGGATTTAAATAAATTGGTTGAAAAATTTACACATGTGAGAGATGTGCAGTGGACTATTACTGACGCAGTTGATAAGAGTTTAGTTCAGATGGAAGTGCCTAATGATTTTTTAGTTACACCAGCTCAAATGACACCATTTGAGGTTACGAGATTATGGAAGATGAAACAGATGGTCGTGAAGTTAGTTATTAAGGCTTCACCATTTTATGCAGGAGGATTAGTGATAGGATTTACCCCTTTCAACGGGAGTCCTGATATTCAACGCATAATTAATAGAGGAGCTTTGATACAGAAGATATCACAGAGTGAGGCCTTGGAATTGATAATTCCATATAGGTTTCCAATGGGATATCTGTCAATAGATGAGAAGCAAGTGTTAGGAAGATTTTCAATCTTTGTCAATTCACCATTGTCAACGGGTGCAGATAATCCTAACAATATATCAATATCTATATATGTTTCGTTTGAG